GGCGACCCAATGACAATAACAAACAACGATTTCCTTTACTCGGAATGCGAGAAAGATCGGTATTACATGAAGGCGTACGCTAAGGGCGACCAACTGAGGATTGAGGTAAAGTTTAAAAAGAGTATAGACCTCAATAAAATCGGTGTAAAGTATCTTGCTGACCTGGTTAATCCCGACAATTATGCGAGGCTTGGAGAACTAATATTAAGCCATTTCAACGATTATTTGACCGTTGACAATAAAACTATCCCGGCAACTATTGCAGACCGGGAGAGAGAAATAATTACCAATGGTTCGAACCCACGGTATTGGCAACAGTTGAGGAACACGAACAAAGAGAACTATAAGAAGAAACGGAAAAGGTTCAAAGAATTGCTTTGCACGCATAAACTTGATTCGACAAAAATAATTGTCAAGAGCTTGATAGAAGAAAAACTATTGCAATTAAGCGAACCAACGAAAACTTTCCCCGAATTAACCAAATGTAACGACCGTAGAAATTGCACATTAGATATAGTTCCAAACTATGAATTTATCAATGAGAAAAACGAGAACTTTCCCCGAATTAACATTTTAGATGAAGGGGGCAAAAAGGGAAAGTATTGCTTAGTTACCGGGCTAGATATTTCGATGCAAAGAAGCAACAGCAAGTTTATAAGTTCAACAGGTGTGGAATGGTATTATGAAAACGACCAAGAAATCTATTCCAAGCAACTAGAGCCATATTTAAACCATTCGAAGTATAAATATGCTGACAAAGAAAAGAAATTCTTGGTAATTGCACATAACGTGCGAAACAATCCAAATAACCCTTTACATAACTACAAAAGAGATTCGCAGAAACGAGGTGCGAAACTCTTTGATGACACACCGTATATCGACACTAAACACAGGCGTTTGGTTAAATACTAAACATTCGTCTTTAAGTCCAAGGTACTGTAACGACTTAACTAATTGATTGGCTATACGTTGTAACCCCGATAAATAAATATATCGCATATATTTCGTCATATGTTAATCAATGTTAAAAATGTTATATTTGTTAAAAATTTAACAGTTAACAAATGTCTTCACAACTTCTTTTAAAACCTGATCAACTAGCTAAATGTCTTGATGTTAACTGTGGACATATTAGTATGGCTGTTAAACGAAATAGCTTAGACAAGGATGAAAATGGGTTTATCGACATTTTAACAAAGAAAAATGCATTCTGGATAGATACACAAACAAGAATAAAGGGTAAGACATTCGATTTAAAACGTATTAATATTGATGAATCATACGTAGATATAACTCCAATCAACAGGATGCCAAAAAAATCTGTTGAGAAAGAACCTAAAAAAAAACAGATAGAAACATCATCGAAAAAAAAATCAGAAAAGGAAATAATAAAAAATGATGGAAATGATTATGATTCAACAGACAATGATTCTAATGATAATGAATATGATAGTGGGGTTTTACTCCAGCAGAAATTAAAGATGGAAATCATCAGATTAAAGAATTCTGATACTAAAGACAAATTACAGATTGCTAAGTTACAAGGTGATTTGCTTCCAACTTTAGCTGTTGAAAATATTTTTCTATGGTCAGCTCAGAATTTTAGAAAGACATTCGAACAAGATATTGATTCATTGATTAACATATTTATAAAACGTCTAGGAGGATCACAGAATGATTTCATAGATATGAAGAAAGAAGCTATGAAGAAACTTGCTATGTCTGGGAGTACATTGATTGAAAATTTAACTGAAGGATTAGCAACTGCAATATCAGAATATAAAGATGTACGTGGTAGAGGTGAAAGAAAATAAATATAACGTTTAGCGGTATAAAATAGGCAGGGATTAGATGCATAACCCTATCAGCCGACACGAATGATGAATAGATGCACACGGTTAATTACAGCACATACGCCATGCTGTTTTATGACCGCTTGTTATATGGCGTTTATTTTAAGATTATGAGCGATAAAGTTTTGATGTACACTTTTGCAACACCTGGTCAAAGTATTGGATTTGGGAGACCTATGGTAACTCTGAAAGGTTTTGAAAAAATTGAAGCAAAAGACAATAAAAGATTTCACGAGTTGATGAATGAATTAAAATACGAATGCTTAAAAATGGAAGTTCATTTTAAAGCTGAAATTTTGGAAACAAAGGATTTGTGTGGTTCAGGGTTAAATGCCCTATAACTTAAAATAAATTATTATAATATGAAACTTTCAATTTTAAAAATAAATAGTATTTATTTTTAAAATAATGATTTCATCAAATTAGCGAAGTCAAACCATGTAGGTTCAATTTTAATCTGAGCTTTTTTATTGTATTCTTTTATGAAATTTGACACGTAAATTTCACGAGCAGCTATATTATATACAGCGCAGTCCCAGAAGTGATTCTGTGATGAACTAGTTATTTTATCCCAGTGCCAACCCTTAACTTCTCCAGTACGTTCATCTAATTCTAGTGATTTTTGCTCGCTAGATAATTGTTTAAAATATTCAACTGTATATTTACCTAATTGATAGTCAGGTGTTGGATAATTAACAGATCCAGCATCTTGTAATTCAGAGTCATCTTTTTTTAGTTTGAGAGACATCATTTCAGATAGTATATCTTTTATCTTGTCTACTTCAAGCAAATACAAGTAGCTCTTTTCACGTGACTTGTGGAATAGTTTCAAATCCTGCGTAGGTTTAACGAACTTGTCTTTATCTTTACCCTTGATTGCAGCGCAAATATCAATATATTGCTCTATGAATTGGTATGCGAAATGGCTCAAGTGGCCCGTGTCGATGCAAGATTGTGAGATTGTCATTACCCTTCCATCATCACAACTGTATTTTTTTAGTAGTACATTGTTTTCAAGTACCTTCCATACAGAATTATGTTCGTTAAATCTATACGTCCAGCATTCACGCATACCTTTCGTTCTTAAATCTTGATGCCTTGCACCCGGTTGGTAAGTACCAATTGATCCATGATCGATTGAATATATAGATCCAGAAATGGAATGTGCAACAATCTCATAATCAAGACGAGCATCATTTTCAGTACCATTCAAGTCGCATGCTAGAGTAAGTAAGATAATCTTGTCATTACCGTCTGATTCTGATAGCAAACTAGGCACTATTCCAATTTGATAATTTCTAGTATGCTCAAGTAATTCGTGAGAGTTCAATACGGTCTTCTTTTCTTCCCAAGGCATACCGGCAACTACATTCATAAATACTTTTAGTTTACCCTTATCCTCGTAACCGTCAGCGTAAATACGCAACCATTGGTGCGCGTAATCAGTCCATCCAAACATACCAGGTGCAGCGCAAAAAGCCGGGATGTGATATGAATAAAAACCAGTCATAGAAGGTTCACAACTTGCTGTCCAACAACCAGACAAGTTCATTTCATACTTGTGTTTTTCCTTGAAAAAATTACCGCATTCTTGGCAAACATATCCTACTGATTTCTCATCTAATTTCCCAGCATCATTTTTATCAAAAACGATACCGATTTTATCACCAGAATCATTTTTTTGATACCATATTATTTCTATCATTTTACCGCAACGAGGGCATGGAACAATCCATTTCCGTTTGTCTCCCATATCGTATAAAATTCGAATGTTGCTTGGTTCACATTCAGGAGTCCCAATGAAGAATTGTTTCATCGTATTTGCAGACGATGAGAAGCGTTGTCTTAGAAGTTCGAATGTATTTCCCTGCGTCTTGTCGGATACTTTAGCTGCATCCCAATCATCATAAAACCCAAGTGAAAACGACATTTGTTTACCAAGATTATCGAATGACTGTAACCCACCAAACATTGCCGACCCTCCTGCAAATTCTTTTGAAATGCTCGTGTCACCTGTTCGTGAATTGCGTTTCTTTATAGCATTTGGACGAATCAGGTCTTTCACGTAACATCGTTGTATGATTGGATCAAGTCTCTGCTCGACGAATCTCTTTGATAGTGCATCATTTGCCGACAGTGATACTATATTCCCCGGATCATTTGCTATCTTCCACAAGATTGCAGGAACGATAACACCTTGCGAGTTATGCGTTGGAATCATAGTTTTTCCAGCTAAAAATAATTTTGATTCATTATCTATGGAAATGCACCTTACAGGAACAGAATCAATCTTTTCAATTCCTGTTATTCTTCTACGGCATATTTCTTTGTATCTAGTGTTCGATTTTTCATTAAGCCTATCGTATTTCCTTTTTAATCTGAAAACAGGAAGTTCTTTAAATGCATAAAAATTTACTATGAATATGTTTTTACATTCATACGATTTTCCATCTACTATTTTAATGTTTTTTTGTTCTCTCTCTCTAATAGTATATTTATAGCCTAGTGAATTTAATATAAAACAAAACCCATAAATCAAATCTTTATTTATAGAGTAGTATTCGCAAGTGCCGTTTTTTGTGATTGATCCGTCGGTATCCATCATCCCTTGAATTAATGACAATCGTTGACCAACAGAACCATATAAATAACACTCAGGTATGGTTTTTTTAGCATATATTCCATATTTTTGCATCCTTTCGCCAAAACGAACATATCCACATCTTGAATTAAATTTGCAATCCTCTCTTTTTAATACAAGTTCATGACAATTAGAAGAATACCTTTCTTTGTCAATTTGGCATTCTTCCCCTATATTAATTATGTTATTTCTTATTTCATCTGAATCCTTTGAATTTATTGCAATCCTGTTAGAAGACACACATCCATTACCAAGCCACAACCCAAGCAAATACGGGTCTATTATATAATCTTTTTTATAAAATTCAAGATGCTTTGTATTATAAATAGCGTATCTATTTCTGGTTTTACCATTAGAACATCTTACTTTATAGTCTTTAAAAAGCCGTTCTGTATCAAAAACTTTGTAATTTTCTTTTTTATCGTAAACACCCCACAAATGATTTTTATCTGCTATCAATGAAGAGTTATCGCTAAAAGTAACTTTAAAACATTCATGATTATACATTATTCCGGTTGCATATATTATTTTTGTCGGCATTCCATTGTCTCCAAAAACATAATCACCAGCATTTAAATCACCCATTTTAACCCATCCTTTAGGTGTTATTATTGGAGTTTCAACATCCAATGCAAAACCGATTTGAGCACCTTTCATTACTGCAATTATTTTAGCAGGGTGATAAGGACTTGCACAATCTACAACTTCACGCAGGTAAGGTGTTAAATTATAGTCAAATTTACCTTGTTTAAGCGAAGAAATTGCAGAATCAAGAATAATATATCTTTCAGCAAACTCGCTAGGAAGCATTGATTTATCACTGAAATCAAGTTTTGAGAAAATTGATTTGAAAGATTTTAAAATTCTATCTTCTGGAATCATCACTAAACATATTATATCCGTATTTTTCAAACACGTCTAAAATTATTTTAGAGTTATTCTCATTAAGAGATATATACCCATTCATAATCATCGACATATAAGTTTTTGACCATCCGCATTCAATGCTGAAAGATGCGTATGAGATTTTGCGATGCTTGAAAAATCTCAATAAATCATCAATATTTAAAATCATTAATATTTAAATAAATTAAAATGCAATTATACGAAATGTATATAAAATATTTAAATACAAATAGTAATATTTGTAAAAATAATTTCACGTGACAGAAATTCTTTACATAACTAGCGCATCATCAATACTTGATCGAATCAATAGACTCGATCAAATAATGCTAAAATTAGAAACGCAACTAATTAATGTACATGCCGGGAATAGTGATGTGAAATCATATATGATTGATGACGGTCAAACAAAAATAACCAGCGAGTATAATTCTATTGAATCAATAGCTAAGGCAATAGACGCTTTGGATAAAAAGCGTGAACAATTGATCAACCAACTAAATGGTAGATGCATTACACTTAGAGATGTGAGGGGACTACGATGATATTTTTAAAAAATAAAGAAGTAGAATCGCTAAAAACATCGTTAGATAAATTGAACGATGATAAAAACACGTTGATAAGTGAAGTTGATAAATTAAAGAATATAAATGCACTATATATGAGTTTCGGAGGTACATCACTGTTATATGATGGTGAAAAAACTCCAAATGAACTAGGCACACCTTATACTTTCGAACTAGATTACAATTCTATAAGAATGCGTTCCTGGGAAGCTTACATAAAGTCTCCCATTATACAAACAGCAATAAAAAACTACTGCCTGTGGATAGTTGGTACTGGTCTTAAATTTCAATCTGAACCAAACACAAAGTATTTAAAAACAAGAGGCATTGAATTTGATTCATCAGAATTTACTGATAATGTAGAATGTCAATTTAGATTATATGCAAATAGCAAGCATTCTGTTTACTCGAAAGAGATGAATATGCATGTACTTGCTAGTGAAGCATTGAAAAACTCTATATTATCCGGAGACTGTTTGATAATAACTAGGTATAATGGATACCAACCAACAGTTCAAGTAATTGACGGTTATTACGTTCAAACACCTATGATTGGAAATGCAGTTGCATCAGCCAAGGAAATGGGTAATATAATAATTTCAGGAGTTGAGATAAGTGAATTAACCGGAGAAACTGTTGCGTATCATGTTCTAAAAAGTGATGGTATAAATTATGAACGAATATTGTCTATGCCTTCAGGATCAAAAGGTAAAAGACAAGCATGGTTAATGTACGGCATTCGTCATAAGATAACTGATGTTCGTGGAATGTCACTATTGACTGCTGTTATGGAGCGAAATGCAAAACTTGATAGATTCGTAGAAGCTTCTGTCGGTGCGGCAGAGGAAAATAGCAAGATTCCATATACTTTCGTTCACGATCAATTCTCTACTGGTGAAAATCCTCTATTAAATCAAGCGGCTCAAAGTATTGGAGTTCAAAAGCCTGTTGTAAATGAGACTGCAACTCAATTGAATGGTTATGCTTCAAAGATTGCACAAACAACTGGCAAACAAATATATAATTTACCAGTTGGCGCTAAACTAGTTACAAATACAACGCATAGCGACCCAGATTTCGCGAAATTCTTGTCACCAAATGCAGAACTAATTTATGCAACTATAGGCATCCCTTACGAGGTAGCATTACAGAAATATAACGGTTCTTATTCCGGGTCTCGCGCTGCTAATAAAGGTTGGGAATATAAAATGAAAGTAGAGCGAGTAAACACGCTTACACAGTATTTTTACCAACCTATTTACGAGTTCTGGTTTATAATAAATATGTATAAGGGTAACATTCAAGCAGATGGATATCGCGAGGCTAACATATCAGGAGACTGGATGGTAATGGAAGCTTACACTTCTGCTCGATATATTGGTCAATCTATGCCACATATAGACCCGGTTAAAGAGGCAACAGCGGAACGCATAAAACTTGGGAGTGCGTATGATTCAGTTCCTTTAGAGACTGGGGAACAGGCTTGTGAAAATGGTAATGCAGGCGATTTTGCCGAAGTTCAAAGGATTTGCGCTAAAGAATTGAGTAATTCTAATACAACTCAAATAATTAGCACTTATGAAGACATTAAAAATGAAGTTATAAAACAATCTATTAATACAGTAGAATAATGAAAGAGATTTTTTTATACAACGGTTTTTATGATTATACGATGCAAGCATTAATTCAAGAAATGCAATTGCAGAAAGATATGGATGATATTTCTGTTCGTATGAATTCTGGAGGTGGATCAGTTTTTTCAGCTCAAGGATTTTTCAAGGAAATGCAATCACGTCGAGAATCAGGTAAAACAACAACAATACTAGTAGATGGTAATGCATCTTCTTGTGGGTTTTTCTCGTTATATTATGCCGATAAAGTCAAGATTCTTTCTACTACAAAAGCACTTGCACACCGTGCTGATATGTATATAGAGAACGAGTCTGATCAGAATTTGGTAGATAAAACAAATGATGAATTGAAAACATTAATGCTTTCAAGAACAACATCAGATCGTTTCAAAGAAGTAACAGGCGTTTCTATAGACGAGATTTTCGACCGTGTTAAACGCGTCGAAGTATGGCTTACCGCACAAAATCTAGTAGATATTGGGCTTGTAAAAACTGAGAATGTGATGGTGCTTACTCCGGCATTGGCGGCAAGTATTTCCAAAAACATGTCGGCTTACTTCGGCGATTTTAAAGAGCAAACTAACTTAAATTCAACTATAATTATGGCAGAACAAAACACAAAAACTCCAGAAGCTGCAATTGCAGATGAAAGGGATCGTGTTTCCGGCTGGATGTCTTGGTTAGACGTAGATGCAAATGCAGTGAAGGCTGGCATCGAGTCTGGTAAAACTATAACAGCCAAGGAAATAAGCGAGTTTTCAAGAAAACTTGCTGACAAATCAGTTCTTGAAGCTTTAGCGGCTAATTCGATTACTGGAATTGAAACTCCAAAAACTACGGAACTTACACCAGAAGCAGCTCATTCGAAAGAGCTTGAAGATTTCGAGAAAAAGTTGAACGATGTAGCCAACATTAAAAAATAATTAATTATGTCAGGAACTATAACAACGGTACAACAGACATCAGACCAATTGCATACTGTTTATTCGCAATCAAACCTGTTACTAGGCAATAACGAATTTATTACAGGTAATTTCACTGCATCCGCAACAGGGGATATAGCAGAAGGAACTGTTTTCGGTAGAATTTCAGCTACAGGATATTTTAAGATATGCGACAAGGATTCTGCTGATGGAAGTCAATACCCTGTTGGTGTATTGTACAATGGAATCAATGGGGCATTGTCGGCAACAAGTGGAACAACATACCCAATTACTCTAGTTAACAAGGGTAAAATAAATGCGGGTAAGCTTGTTTTCTCAACAGGCGAATCTCTCGATTCTGTAGTGGTAGACAGACAATTTCGTGATCATTTGGCGGCTATCGGGCTTGTTCTCGAATCAGTTACCGAATTGTCAACAAGTGATAACCAGTAATATATTAAAAAATGGCAATTTCAGCATTAGAAGCACAAGGGTTGTTAATGAAGGCAACCGTACAGAAATTCAAGGAGTTACGTACACCTACAACACACTTGTTAGGTTACTTCACCCCTAAAACATACAATACTACGGAAGTTCCTATTGCAGTAATGCGAGACAGGGAATTAATGTCATCAAACGTTCTACGTGGGACAAATGGTAAACTAAACCAGCAAGGTTCATGGTCTGAAAAGACTATCATACCACCCTACTTCCACGAGAGGTTTGCTATTAACACGTTACAATCGTACGAACGTGGTTTCAGTGGTGTTTCTGAAGGGACTGTTGATGATTCAACCGCACAGTTAATAAATGACATTGCAACTGAAACGGTTAAAATGCAAAATAAAGTCATCAGGGCACAAGAACAGATGTCCGCACAAGCACTTGAGACAGGAGTTGTTACACTTGATATCGGGTATGCTGTTGATTACAAACGTAAATCAACATCACTTGTAGATAATACAAGCGATTCGTGGACAAACGCAGGTGCAAAAATTGAGCAACAATTCCAGGATGCCGGTAATTTCTTGCGAGTAAATGGTGGATATACAGGCGGTGAACTTGATGCAACAATGTCATCAAGCGCGTGGATCGCATTGCAAGCTACAGATTATTTCAAAACTAAAGCTAATTACCAGCAAGTTACGTTGATGGCAATTAATGCACCAGTATCAAGAAATGGTGCAACGTACCACGGTCGTATAACTTGTGGTGCATATGTTGTAAATATTTGGGTTTATGATGGTTACTACACTACAGATGCCGGAGTTGTAACTAGATTCACAGATGAAACAAAGGTTATCATTGTGCCAACTATGGGAACTGTTTTTGAAATGGCTTACGGTGCTGTAGATCAGAAGGTAAAAAATAGCGGTGCTTCTCCTATGTCTGTTCTACCAGTGCGTAGAGCTGCTTCTGATTTCTACGTTTGGGATAACGTTGATTACAATAACATGGTGCACGATATACACCTTGCAAGTGCACCAATAGCACGCCTAATTAGCGTTGATATGGTGTACACGATGAAGGTTTCATCGTCTTTGATTAATCCTGTTGTAGGATAAATTATAATGCGTGGCTAAAAACCACGTATTTACTTAACTTTTAAAATATATTAAAATGAAATCATTACTATCATTATTATTTATCGCAATATCATTTTGCGTTTTCTCCCAGAAACCTGACGTTACTATCGACAAAGAGATCGATTATGGTGTAACTGAATTGTATTATTCCGGTATCGCTAAAGATGCAATAGGCATTTCAGGTGATTCTACTTGGACTTATACTATTAAAAAGAAATGTGTTTCTCAAATAAAACCAGTTATAGGGATAAAGCTTAACAGGGTAGCAGTTGGAGGAACTGTATCAGTTGTTTTCGCGCAAAAAGTTCTTGGTACACAGTCATATTCTACTATTACGACTGTATCATGGAAGAAATCTAGCGCTGATACTGTTATTTATTTTACACCATCGGCTGCAACGGCTGCAGTATATAATCGGATATCGTTGACTGGTAGTTCGTCAACTATTAAAGCATCAGTAAGTTATATTGATTTTAAAGTTTTCGAGTAATGGCTAAATATAAATTAAAAGCCCTTAATGTCTTGATAGGTGGGCGGTTGTTTAAAAAAGAGGAGGATCTAGTTTTTGATTCTGAAAAGTTCAATAAAGGTGAATTCGACTCTGCTGTTAAAGCTGGTTTTTTTGAACCAGTTGTTGATTCTGAAATAAAAACAGAAGTTGAGCCAGTTGTTGATTCTGAAATAAAACGAAAACACAAGAATTAAATGAGTGTTTTAGATAGAGCAAGATTTGATATCAAGAGATTTTCTAAAGAGATATCACTAACCTTTTTTCGTATTGCAGGGCAGAATGAAAAAACTGTAAGTGGAGTAGCTTCTAGGCATCATCTTGGTATCGATCTTGAAACTGGTTTAAATATTAATTCACGTCAAGTTTATTGCTCTATTTCTGAATCGAATCTTAACACTGCTGGATACATAACACGTGATGCTAACGGGAATGTAAACCTTGTAAATACGTTCGTAAAATGGGCTGATTCTACTGGGATTACACGGACATATAAGATTACTGAATGTTTTCCAGATGACACTTTAGGTTACTTAACTTGCATACTTGGACAATGGCAGCTTTAATAACATACGCGATACCAACGCAACGATTTGAAACCATACGCGATGCGATTGGTGGTATAATAGCAGTTGAGTTAGCAGGTCAAAAATCGATTACTGGTGAAATTATATTTAATGCTGGTGTTTTCGTTGAGCGGTTCATACCATTTGATAACACAGAGTTACCATCAGTTAATATATATTTCGAGAGTGTAAATTTCTCGAATAATGATCATACTAGTCAAACAGGTGATATCAACTATATAATTGATGTAACAACGTCAGGAGTTAATTCATCAACTACACGTGCAGATGTCCAGGCTTGCAAGAATTGCCAGAAATTGATGGGTAAGATTCGCGCAATTTTATCTGCCGGAGAGTATAGATTCCTTGGTTTAACCCAAGGAATTATTCAAAATAAATCTATCATAAGCATAAAAATGGGACAACCTACTGCTAATCATGATAGTATATCAAGCGTTTCAGGACAATTAATATTGAAAGTGAAAGCAAACGAAATTAATGCAGAACTACAACCTATAGAAATAGGCGATATTTTCTCTAAATTTACAGTTGAGGAAACAGATTTAGGAATTAAAATACTAACAATTAATACGTAGAAAAAATGTCAATATCAACAGCAATTTCAAACTCCTTAAGAACGAGAGCCGTTGGTTACCAGTTGCTTGATGAGGTTTTCAACCCTTCAAGTGCTTACCTACCTATGCGAGTAGCATTATTAGGAGAAGCGAATACTGCAAATCAAACAACTCTTGTAACGTCTCCTTACACTGTTACATCTCTCAAAGATGCGGGTGACAAATACGGTTACGGGTCACCTATTTATCAAATGGTTCGCATTCTTAAACCTATTTTTGGTGGCGGTTTGGGATCAATTCCTCTAGTAGTTTACCCGCAGTTAGAACCGGTTGGAGCAACAGCAACAGTTATTAAACTAGGTGTTACAGTCGCAACAACAGTAACAAAAACAGCAACTCACAAGTTGCGGATCAATGGTCGCGACAACATCGATGGTAAATATTTCACGTTCACTGTATCTCAAGGACAATCGGCAACAGATGTAATAAGCTCAATTGTAGATTGTGTTTCAAGAGTTATAGGATCACCAATATCAGCTGTTGCTGGAACAGCTGGAGATGTTGGTAAAGTTGTTTGTACTACAGTATGGAAAGGACTTACATCCGCAGATGTGAATATTGAAGTTGATACAATGAATCAATCTGCAGGAGTTGTTTATGCAGTATCTGCTACAACTTCAGGAACTGGAACACCTTCAATTACAAGTGCACTAACGTCTTTCGGAAACGAGTGGAATACACTTGTAATTAATCCTTATGGTTCATCTGTATTAGCTGATCTTGAAACGGCAAACGGAACGCAATCTACATTAACAGGAAAATACGCAACTACAGTTTTTAAACCTTTTGTAGCCTTGTTTGGCAGCACAGAGGATGACAAGGATGATCTAGTTACAATCACGAATGCATCATCCAGACAAGATCAAGTTACAAATGTTCTTTGTCCAGCTCCACTTTCAAAAGCTATGCCTTTTGAAGCAGCTGCAAACATGGGAGTTCTTGTTGCAACTATTGCAAATGAAACACCTCATTTAGGTGTTGGCGGTAAATCATACCCTGATATGCCTATCCCGATTGACGGCATAATAGGTGACTTGTCAGAACTTGAAAATCGTAATTTCTGTGCGACAAAAGGATGTTCAACTGTACTTGTAGAGAATGGCAAATATACAGTTCAAGATTGTGTAACAACATATGCACCAACAGGAATTGTCACACCTAAATTTTCATTCGTACGTGATCTAATCGTAGATTGGAACATTGAGTATAACTGGAAGATAATCGTTTTACGAGATATTCAAGACAAGGCTATTGTCAGGAATGATTCAGCTGTAAGAGTATCTAATACAGTTTCTCCTAAAGCGGTAAAAGCTCTGTTGATAGGATTGATAAATGATAGCACATCATTAGCATTGATCAATGATGCTGAATTTTCAAAAAATTCTATTCAAGTTGGTATAAATAACCAGAATCCTACCAGATTGGATATTTCATTTAAATACAAACGCACATCTACAGCAAATCAAGCATCTACAGATGCGGCAGTAGATTTCACGTATAACCTTTAAAAATTAAGGATATGGCATTCATAGGAAGTGATGTTTTAGAAGTAACATGGAATAATCCGGTAGTTGGACAGGGAACATTTTTCTGCAAATCTGGTGAGAGTTCCGAGATTGATCTTGGTGGGTTACGTATTACAGAAGTTACAGCAACAGGAAACGGCAGAACCATCAAGAAAACTGAGATGAAACCTAGCGTTTTCAAATTACCACCTATTGCATGGGATAAGGTAGACAAGGACGAACTTGATAAATTGAATAAATTAGCTGCTTCAACAGTTGGTACTGTATTTACAGTTTCATTCGTCGACGGGTCAATTTATCAGATGCAAGATGGTTCACCAACTGGAGATGTAAAAGGAGACGGATCAACAGGAACTATAGGTATCGAGTTTCAAGGCGAGCCAAATGCAACAAGGATATCGTAAATAATTATTTAACAGCGAATAACGTAAATAGTTATTCGCTGTTAAATTTTAAAACTACGTTATTAATTTACAAGTAGTATCTAATTTTACAATAAAAAAATGAAATTATGATTAACAATGAAATAGCACTAGAAGATATTGAAAGGTTCATGTTGTCATTGAACATCGATCCTTTGAAACGCAAGAAATTAGTAAGCTATATTGATAGGCTTTGCGAGTTCATAGAAAACGAAATGGTTCTAGTTAATGATTGTAGTGAATTAGAATACAATCTTTTAGAACCTGTAAAAGATGACAAGGGGAATATTATACTATCGATATTGACATTCAAGAATAAGCGTATAACGCTTCAAAATTACGATGCAATAAACAAGAAAGAATTATCTGATATTGAAAAGTCAAAGAAGATAATAAGTATAACTACAGGAATAGAACCTGCAATTTTAACAAAGATATCTCTTGATGATATGATGTATCTCAACGAGATAGCAGTGGTTTTTATGCCTGCACAGTAACTAGTTGCGATTGCATTAATGTTATTGTGCGAAGTCTGGCAAGATTATACAAGTGGACACCTCATTATATCAGTGATTTGTTCATGGATGATTTAGATTATTTAGGATTATACTTCTGGTTCGAAGATGCTCAAGAATACATTAAGGAAATAAATAAATCAATGGGGGCATTAAGGTAAAATGGCAGCAACATTCGTAGTTTCGACAAAGTTTTCGGCAATTGATGCAATGACTGCTACATTCAAACAAATGAGTAGTAGTCTTGGTAGATTAGATGCCCAAATGTCTTCATTCGAGCGTGGAATAGGTAAAGCAGTTGGCGTTGTCGGTCAACTAGGTATTGCTATTGGTACTATTTCTATAGGAAAAAATATAATTGATGCAAACGTTCAGCTAGATGATGCGTTGAAATCTTTGTCAGCTATAACTGGTATAACTGGAGCTGCTTTCGAAGATTTCAAATCAAAGATAGAAGAAACGTCAAAATCATCAAAGATGTTCAAGGGAGACGTTGCTAAAGCTTATGAAGTAGTTGGAAACGCTGCTCCAGAATTTCTTAAAAATGCAAGCGCATTGAAATCTGTAACTGAAGCATCTATAACTCTTTCAAAAGCAAGCAAAGAAGACTTGCAATCAAGCGCGTTATCACTAACAGGTGTTATGAATCAATTCAACCTTGGTGCAGAACAATCCGCACGCACAATGAATGCACTAGCTGCCGGTTCTGTCGTTGGATCAGCAAGCATAAAACAAGTAAACGAGGCAATGGTTAATTTCGGAGCTGTTGCTAGTGAATCTAATATGTCGCTAGAGACATCAGTAGCTTTGATTGAGGTTTTGTCAAAAAAATCTATCTTTGGAGCAGAGGCAGGAACAAAATTAAGAGGAGCTACAATAAAACTTAAAGATGCTGGATTAGGGTATAAGTCAGGATTATTTAACATAAATGATGCGCTAGAAGAAGCTAAAAAGAAATATGATAAATTAAGTTCAGCTAAGAGGAAGGATGCATTCCTAACCAAGACTTTCGGTATTGAAAACATAACAACTGGAACAATACTGCTTAATAATATTGGTTTATTAAACGAATATACTAAAGGTGTTACAGGAACTAATACCGCAACAGAGCAAGCAGCTATACAATCACAATCATTAGGTGCAATTATTAAAAGGATAGGTGACGGGTTCAAGAATTTCGTCACGTCAACAAACGACAGTAATTTAGCTTTATCAGCTTTCAGGAATGTATTAATATTTGTAGATAATAATCTTGGGACATTGCTCGCTACTATAGGATTAGCAATTGGTGTATACGCTGCTCTTAAAGTTGCTATTATGGTAAACAGGGCTTGGATGTTACTATCTAATGTAGCTATTGGTATTAGCAATGCATTGCATCTCGAATCAACAGCAGCTATAGCTGGTAATACGATTGCGATGAATGCATCTATTATCACGGAGAAGCTTATGACAGCTTGGATTTGGTTGAGTAACACGGCAATGGCAAACAAGAATATAGCGACTTTAGTACTAACAACACAAACAATTGCAAATACGATAGCAACAAATGCTAATTCATTAGCTAATATGATTATGTCAAATAGTGTTATCTCGGCAACAGTTGCAATAATAGCAAGTTCGTCGGCATTCGTATGGAATAAGATTTCATTAATTGCATCAACTGTAGCTACTTATGCTTTCACGGCTGCTACTTGGGTACTAAATACAGCATTAACAATTATGAATGTACTTTTATCTCCTATATCATTGATAATAATAGGAATAGGAGCAGCAATAGTTGGTGTTTTGTACGTTATATCGAACTGGGGGAATATAGTAAAATGGCTTGGTAACATTTGGACTGATACTATTAATATGATTACAAGAGCTTGGACAGGTATGATTAAATGGTTTAAAGAATTTGATTTTGTTGACATGTTCAAAAGTATAGGCAACTCTATAATTAATTTTTTCTTGTGGCCGATAAAAAAAGTACTCGAATTAGTTTCTTCTTTCCCTGGAAAGATAGGAGCTACGGCAAAATCTGGACTTGACACCTTGAACGGGTTGCAATTCGAGACTAAAGGAGAGATGACAAAGAAGGTTGTAAATGTCGACGCAGCGTCAAATACTGCTAAGAATCAACAAAATAACAGCTCTGTAGACATCAACTTGAGAGCAGAAAAAGGAACATCAGCGGAAATTTTGAAAAACAAGGGAGCGACACCAATAAAAGTAACTAAAAACAACTAATGCATGAAAGATATAAAAATAGTTGAGAAAGGTTCTGGTGGTGATTTCTATATTATTGATAATGACTTAGTTTTAATAGATTCGTTTAAAAACCAAGTCTATCTATCATTTTTTGGCGGAAACATAAATGATGATAAAGAAGGTACATACTGGGCTAATGATTTGATAGGAATTGAATCACAGTACATATCTAAATTTGAAACTGCACTTCTGAATGAGGCATTGACAAGCAACGGCATTCATAAATTAAAGAAAGCTGCTGAATCTGATCTCGAATATATGAAAGAATACGGCGATTTAATCATAAAAATTAGTATGATAACCAGTACTTCAATTACCATATTTGTTGAATTGAAATCGAATAATACGGGAAATCAAAATACGTCGCTTACTTATGATTACACTAAAAAAATAATAACATGGCAGGATTAGTAATACCAACATATTTAGAGTTGTACGAATCTATTCTAAATGATTTAAAGAATAAACTTGATGTAAACTCATTAATAGGTAAAACTGTTATTGCAGCCATTGCAGCAGTTTATGCTGGTAAACAAAAACTAATGTATATTCAGATTGCAATCGCAAATAAAAATATATATCCAGACACATGTGATACAGAAACGTTGCGACGGTTCGCACGCGTTAGATTATTACGAGATATTAATCCAGGTGTATCGGGAGAATATTTAATTTATGTTACAGGAGAAACAGGATCTGTTATTCCATCAGGTACAACTTATTCAAACCGTTCAGGGTATCTTTATATTGTTGATGTAGAATATACTTTCACGACAACAACAGGTTCTGTTCAAGTTCGTGCGTTGACACCAGGTAATGAATCACTTCTATCAATAGATGATCAGTTGCAAGTAACTTCACCAATTACTCTTGTCGATTCAGTTGGTGATGTATTTTCTATAGTAACACAACCAACAGACGAGGAAACAGTTGATGAATTGCGTGAAAATGTTCTTGATTCTTTCAGATTGTTGCCACAGGGAGGAAGTCGTGCTGACTATCGTACGTGGACAGAAGGTGTCAGCGGTATTCGTGAGGTTTATCCATACGTAAAACAGGATTATGCAGGAACTATACAATTATATTGCGAGGCTTTCGACTCAGATTCAAGTGACGGGCACGGAACACCGTCAGCATTATTACTAGCTGCTGTTGAGGACTCTATTGAGCCTGAGAAGATTCCAATGGGGGTAAAAGATATTGAATATATACCTGTAACTCCTTTGCCTGTCAATGTTGTTATTACTAATTTAACAGATATTTCAAAGATATCTGCAATAACGGCATCAATAAAGAATTATCTTTACGACGTACGTCCTTATATCGGTGGTGCTGATCTTATTACTGAAATTAATAAAGACAAGATGTACGTGAGTTCGATTAATCAATGTATAATTGATTCAGGAGCTTCATTCGATAATGTTTCAGTTACTGTAAATGGAGTTTCTATAACATCAATGAGAAAATTTGAAAACGGTGATATACCATACATAAATTCAGTTACAAATGTCTGATATTACTCTAGTTGATAGTTTTGGAACACGTGGAACTGGAAATGGTCAATTCGAGTATCCAGGTGGATTGGTAATTGCCGGTGGGTACATATTCGTAGTTGACTCGCAAAACAACCGTATACAGCAACTATCATTGAACGGGCTAATGATAGCAGAATTCGGGAATGGTGTACTTTCATTCCCTCATTCGATATGCAACGACGGAGACAAATTGTATATCACAGATTCGGCAAATCATAGGATAGTTGTTTACACGGTTACCGGATTGCTTGTGACTCAATACGGCGAACGTGGCGAATATGGCGGTCAATTCCAATACCCTACCGGGGCTGTAATTGTTGGTGATTATATTTATGTAGTTGACTCGCAAAACAACCGGGTTCAGAAACTAGAGAAACTTACCGGTAAATTCATTTCTGAGATAACTACAGATATCGATTACCCGTTCGGTATTTCTACTCTAAATAATCAATTATATCTTACTCAACCGCACGAGGTACGTATATATGATCTAGGGGAAACTCCTATCGTTGATTACTCAAGTAAATTCATGAGAATTACACGCCAACTGTTACCGACCGGGCGTGCGTGGTGGTTGGCTGCAAATAGCTATATTTCAAATATATTCGAGGCATTATCTGTATCAGATTCAAGGATAGAAAATGACATAATCAACATAAAATATTCTATTTTAGCAGATAGTAATTTCATGTCATTAGAAGCGGTTGAGAGATGGGAATCTATATTCGCTATAAAAAGTAGCACTGTAATAGAGGATCGAATTTTAGCGATTAACCAGCGTCAATCGTACCCAGGTAATGTGCTTGCAAGACAGTCAATGCCGTATATTCAAAGTCAATTGCAACTTGCTGGTTTTAATGTATATTTATCGAAAGGATTTGATGTTTCAACAGCTGAATATTACGATGATTGTTATTATGATGATGTTATTTATGATAGCACTAGTGATGTATTTGAAATAATCGCAAATGATGTAGTCGTTAATAGAGATGCTCATTTTTGTCTATCATCACTTGATGATTACGCTATTTACACAATATCAGCTAGTGATATAATATCTAACGCGCAAATACAAGTTGAAAGAAAAAATGAATTTAGAGAATTGATATTAAGATTGAAACCAGCACAAGTTGTTTGTGTATTAAAAGTAACTTACGTTTAAAAATAAATTATATGAAAAACATAGCAACAGCTGAAGGAATAGTTTATGATTCTGAATATCCGATGGGGTATAAAATATCACCTGGAATAACAAAAGTATCAGCTACAATAAATCAGGATATAGTAACATTTTTTCAGAAATTACTAGAATTATCAGATATTACAATAAACAATGAATTTGATAATGAAGTTAATGGGTATCAAACATTAGAAGCTTTGAAACAATTCTATATAAAAGAAATAAATGCTGTACCTGCTGATTCTTTTTCAATTACTACTATAGAAGATGATATAACTACATCTATGGGGTATTCTCCTCAATTATGCTCAATTACTGGGAATCCATACGCATCTACAAAATCAACGATATCACTTATTATTTATATTGGATATGATACTGGAACAGCATTTCATTATAATTTTGATATTATTGGTCAGTATAGTTTAAACGGTGGTATTTCTTGGACGGTATTTAATACTATACCAAATGAAGTACATCAAACAATATCTGGTCAATCAAATAGTGAAATAACTCGTGAAATTATGATGAATGGTAATGTTGTAATACCTGCTCATGGATCATTAACTATAAGATTTGGCACTGTAATTTCAGATACTCATGGGACTACTGGAACGATATTCCTTCACAGAGCTAGTATTAATGTTTCTAATAATATAGGAATAATATCATAATGAAATTAGTCATATCTTTATCACAGTTAAGAGATTACGAATCTAAACTAAAAGAAATGCACAAATCGGCATATCCAGTTGTAGTTCGTCAAACACTCAATGAGTTGGCTTTTGATATGAAGAAAAACACTATCACTGAATCTTTTGATCGAACGTTTACAGTTAGACGTGGTAACAATTTCATAAAATCATTGACAGCTGCTAACAGGTGCTCAAACACATTCGACATATCGAAAATGGAATCAGAGTCGGGTGTTGTTGGTGGTAAATCTATAGCTGGTAATAGACTTGAATTGCAAGAACGCGGGGGTAGTATATCGGACAGATATATTCCAACAGATTCAACACGTGTAGGGCAATCTCGTGATAACAGGCAGTTAGCCACTTATTATTTCAAGAAATTCAGGAATAAACCTATTGGTCACAATCCTTCGCAAAAAGGAATTAAAACAAAAAACAGACCTAAAACAACATACATAAAAACAGAAGAAAATGGAGGACGATTGTTTGCTATTCACGCTGGTGGTAAATGGGAAACGATGTATAAACATGAAGGTACTGTAAGACTAAAACGAAAACCTTTCATCGAACCAGCTGGATTGATTTCAGCAAATAAATTAAACCAATTTTTTATCAAATTCGCTACAAAAAAACTAACACGATGAGCTGGAAGGATGACATATCACTACTCGAATACGAGTTGGTTACAGGTGACGGTAAAAGCTGGTTTCCAAAATGGTTGAACGCTGTTAAAAATGTTAATTTCAATACTCAAGGATTTGATTTCGTTGGAGTTGATGGAACTTTTGTATCTCGTGAAAAGAAACAGGGATCGCAATATGATATTGAAATTTATTTAGACTCTCCATCTCATTTAGATGATTCAGAATTATTCGATAGATCAACAAGGGATCAACGTCCTTGGACTATTTATCATCCTGTTTTCGGAAAGATTAAATGCCAACCTCTTTCATTAAAATATGATTCAAGCCAATTATCATACACTAAGATAACGGGTACTGTATGGGAGACATTGGAATATAAATATCCTCGTAAATCAGTTAACTCGGTTGAGATAGTTGCGCAATATTATGAGGAAATAAATAACTTGATAATAGGCAAAAAAGATATTGAATCAGAACCAGAAATATCTGATTCATTAGTTAGTAATATAGATTCTTCAAGTACTGTTTCGGCAAAAACATCTGTAACTAAATTGAGTGACAGGTATAAAAATATGCCTTCGACTAATGAATTAGCTACTGATCTTAAAAACAAAGTCAGGGCAGCTTCTAATGCTGCAGATAATTTATTGAGATATCCTATCGAATTCATGCAACAGATTGAATCTTTGATTGCATTCCCGTTTCAAATAGAACAGAATTTCTTGGCTACATTGCGTGAATTAAATAAAGGGCTTGATGATTTGCTTGGTATCGGAGATTTATCACTAATAGAACCTATTGCTAGTTGTTATCTATCATCAACTAATTATTTTGCAATAAACGGTAAATTTGACAATTCAAAAGAAGTTGTTTCTTCAATTGATATTATTCTATCAATGAATGATAAGGTTAATAAATTTTACGAGGATAACGGAATTTCACCAAATTTTGTTATTTCTCAAAAAATTGATTATCAAAAATGGATAACAATAGGTAATTTAAACGATATAGCACTTAAGTCAAAGAAACAACGTACAATTATATTGTCTAAGAATAGCAATATAATATTGCTATCAAATAAATTTTACGGGTTATCCGATGAAAGCATTGAAAAAGTATTGCTAGAGAATAATGTAGGAATAGATGAGGTTATAGAACTTGAAAAAGGGAGAGAAATAACATGGTACGCATAGAAATCGGGGGAAAATCATATAAAAATTTCACTGTAGACAACCTTTCATTGATGTATAATTCAATAACATCAACATTTGGTTTCAGTGGTTTATACGATTTTGCCTCAAGTGCCAACGAATTTCCAACTATAAAAATATATCACGGCGACGATCTTATATTAACAGGAACTATAATAAATTATTCATTAGAGACGAACTCTAAACCTTCACTTGTAAGCATCTCTGGCTACTCTAAAGCAGGTGTTCTTGATGATTGTACTATCCCTGAATCAATGATGCCGCTAGAACTCAATGATGTATCACTGAAGGAAGTATGCGAGAAAATATTACCATATTTCGGTATCGAATTCACTTATGAAAATTCTGTTGCTGAATTAATGACCAAGAAATTCGAGAAGACTAGTTTCGATTTCGACAAGACAATAAAATCAGTAATAGT